GTCTCGGCGCCCTCATCGCCGACGACCTGCGCAGCGGGCGAGAGCCGGTACTTGCCGGAGGCGGTGATCTGTCCGAGCACCGAGCCGAGCGCGTAGTTGGTGCCGGATTTGAGCGTAATGGTCTCGCGGCTGTAGTTGCCGTTGAGCTCGTATTTGAGCAGGTCGCCGAGAGTCGGCGCCATGGTCAGCGTGGGCATGTCGGGTGCTCCTTCAAGTTTCGATGATCAGGCCCGCGCCGTTGAGGCGCGCTCCTTTGCGCGGCGCACAATCGGGCTATCGCCCGCGGCCGGAGTGGACGGTGCGGCCGCGATCACGGTCGTGGCTTCCGCGCGCGCGGCGAGCGTGTCGAGCACAGAACGGCGCAGCGCGTCGGGCGCGATGCCCTTTTTGAGCGCGTCCGCGGCATCCACCGTGACGCCAAGCCGGGCGGCCTGGATCGCGACCGCAGCGACTTCGGCAAACTCTGCCCGCAGCCTCTCGGCGATCCCGGCATCAGTTGTCGTATCCGAATTCGGCAGCGGTGGAGTCGCGGGCAAAGCGTTCGCGGGCGCCTGCTCGGCAGCTCCCGCCTGCTGCCGCTCGTCCGGTTGATCCTGCGTGTGTTCGGTCTCGTTGGTCGCCATGGACAGGCTCCTCTTCAGGGTCGGGTTTAGGGGCGCACGCGCCGGCGTGGCGCGGTCGAGTTCGGCCGCCATCTCGGCAATGGCGAGGTCGAGCGTACCGAGCCGGTCGGCGAGACCGGCGCGGACTGCGAGCGTGCCGCGGTAGATCGCAGCCTCGGTGCCGCGCACCGCGTCGAGGCTCAGGCCGCGGTTCGTGGCAACCAGCGCGCAGAACTCGGCGTAGAGGCGGTCGACGTCGGCCTGGATGGTGGCGCGCGCGCGTTCCGAGAGCGGCTCATGCGCATTGCCGTCGACCTTGCGGTCTCCGGCGAACACGAATGTCCAGGCAAGTCCTGCCTTGGCGTCCGCGCCGCTCTCGTCGACATGAACGGCGACGACGCCGATCGAGCCGACCTCTCCGGTGCGCGTGACATAGAGTCGGTCCGCCGCGCTGGCGATGGCATAGGCTGCCGACAGCGCGCTCTCGTTCGCGACCGCCCAGAGCGGCTTTGCGTTCGCGCTCCGGATGGTGTGTATCTGTTCGACAAGATCGAACATGCCGCCGACCTCGCCGCCAGGAGAGTCCACGTCGAGGATGACGCCGCGCACGCTCGCGTCATCCATGGCGGTCGCGATGGCATCTGCGATATCGCCATAGGCCTGCAGCCCGCTTGCCGCGTCGAGATATCCGGAGCGGCTCACCAGCGTGCCGATCACCGACACCACCGCGATCTTCTCCACGGTGACCGAGGTGAGCGGAGGCGGATCAGTTTCCGGTTCGAGCGGCTCCAGGGTGCCGCCGGCGAGCCGCGGCCCCAGCACGCCGAGGATCACTTCGAGCTTGGCGCGCGCGATCAAGAGCGGCGTCCCGAACACGCGGGATGCCAAATGCGGGAGGTCAGACATTCATGTTGTCCTGTTCGCCGGCCGACGTGTTGCTCGGCTCATTGGGCATCGGAGCCGAGGCTGCTGCCGACCGAAAACTGAGTCCCAGGGACTTCTCGCGCGCCTGGTCCGCCGCGATCTCGGCATCCACCTGCTCGGCGTCGTAGCCGCGTTCGGCCAACGCCTGTGTGCGGCTCTTGAGGCCCGCTTCGATCTGCTCGATCTCGGCGCGCGCGTCCTTGAGCGGATCGACCCAGTCCCACTTGGGCGGCAGCCATCCGCACGCCAGGTACTCCCGGCGACTGTCGTCATAGCCTGGCAGGTCGAGCGCGCCCGCGAACGCCGCGGTGTCCATCCAGCGCGCCCAGACCTGGCGGCAGAGCTGCCAGACCACCACGGCGTGCTGGTAGGCTTCGATGCGGCGGCGGAATTCGAGGAGCGCTAGGCGGGAATTCGAATAGTTTGCCTTGAGCATGTCGTTCGAGAGATACGCGTAGGGCACGCCGAGCGCCGCTGACACCTGCAGCAGCGTGCGGTACTGAAACGGCTCGTAGGTTTGCCCTGAGTCCGCGGGCGCCGAGGTCTGCACCTCCTCGCCCGGCTCCAGCATGGTGATCTGGCCGGGCTGCAGGTCGATGGTGCGCTCGTCGTTCTCGTCGCGGCCTTCCGCGGCATCGAGCGGCTCCGCCGGAGCGGGGGTAGTGATGAAGAGCGCGTGCATCGCCGCGACCTTCTTCCGGTCAAGCTCGGCGTCGTCGTACTGGTCGAGCAGGAACAGCTTCACGATTCCCGCCGCGAAGCGCGAAACGCCTCGCAGCTGGCCGGCGTCGACCGGATCGATGACGTGCACGATCTCGGAAGCAGGCACGCGCACCGTTTCTCCGGCGAGACCTGGATCGGTGAAGTCCCCCGGGTGCCGCCGCAGAAAGTGATAGGCGACACGCCGGCCGATCCGATCGAACTCGATCCCTTGGCGGATCACGTTGTCGCCGGGCGCCACCTCGTTCCGGTTGAGCGGCAGCATCTCCGAAGGGAGCATCTGCAATTGCAGCGGGACCGTGAGCCCGTCCTGCGGCCGGCGTGGTCGGAAGCGGAAGAACACCTCGCCCGCGATGAACACCTCGCGTGCGGCGCGGCGCTGCAGGCCGTAGAAGTCCGTGAACCCCTCCGCATCGGCCTCGTCCGTCCAGTCGAGCCAGAGCTTCTGGATCTGCGCCTTGAGGGTGGCATCCTTGATCAGCGACGACGGCTTGATGCCGGCCCCCACCACGTTACCGGCCCAGCTCTCGATCGCGTTCGCCGCATACCCGTTGTTGCGCACGAGCCAGCGGGCGCGGGCCGTGATGTCGGGACCGGCCGCGGCAATCAGCGTGTTGAGGTGCGCGCGACTCGGCTGGAAACCTTTCAGCCGCCGGCTCGCAAGCCCCGCCTCGAATCCACCGATGAAGGCGCCGACGCGTCGCCGGAACGCTGTCAAGGAGGCGAGCACTCAAAGGCCTTTCGAGGCGGAGGTAAGGATGCGGCGCTTGCGGCCGCCTTCCTGGGTCGCCGCAATCCGCCGCTCGATGTCCGTGATCGCAGACGCCATCTCGGCATCGCTCGCATAGGTGACGCGGCGTCCGTCGATCTCCACGGTACGCACGCCTCGGAAGCGCGCGGCGAGCAGCGCGTCGCGCTGCGCCGTCATCTCTTCGAGCGTCATGGTTCAGCTCAGATAGCTTGACCGGAACACGCGCCGGGCGCGCCGTTCGGGCCGTCGGCGGATCACGCCTGCGACGAGTTCGCTTTCCGTTGCATCCGCGGCTTGATCACGCTCTCCTGCGGCCGCTGGCCCGATCTGATTCTCCAGGTCGCGCCACATCGCATCGGTCCAGCGGTCCGCGCCGGCAATCCAGGCTGCGGCGCGCGCGTAGACCCGGCAGTCGAGCGCCTCGTTGCGCTCGCGCAGCTTCTGCCATTCGAGGCGGGTGAAGCCGCGTTTCGTGTTGACGGTGACAAGCTGCTCGGCGACGAGTTGCTTGACCCACTCGGCTTCAGCGCCATGCGGCAGGTGGACGTAACCTGCAGGATGGCGTGCGCCGGCTTCGATCTCTTCGTCGGTGGGCGCCGCAAGTCGCAGGTACCGGTAGGTCTCGCTCTTGAAGGTGGCGACTGCGATCGTCCACAGCCGTGCGCCGCGGCGCAGCTTTTTGCCGCCTTCGCTGACGTCGACGTAAGTGGGCCCGATGACCGGCGCGGCGCGGTTGAAGCCTTCGACGCCCTTGATCGGCGCGACCTGCGCAAAGCCAGCGCGGCGCGCCCACGCATAGACGGCGGGCGCCTCGTAGCCGGTGTCGATCGCAAGCTTCGCGATGGCGACTCGCGTGCCATTCGCATGCAGCCAGGTCCGGTCGAGCAGACGTCCGAGCTCTACCCAGGTCCCGGCCTGCTCCGGTCCGCCTTCGACCACGATGTGGTCGACGAGCCAGCTTTCGAGACCTCTGCCCCAGGCCCAGACGTCGACCTCGATGCGGTCCTTCTGGACATCGGCGCCCGCCGTCAGGAACAATCCGCCGGTTGGCACCACTCCGATCTGCCAGGGCTCCCGGCGCTCGTAGAGCCGTTGCCAGTCCGGCGCCTCGCCGACTTCGACCCAGGTCTCACCGAGCACGCTGTTCTTGAAGCTGCGCTTCGCCTCATCGGTGGTGGCGACTTCCCAGAGCCGCGCGATGTTCTCCCAGGACAGCCAGCCGACCGGCGAATAGAGCGCCGAGACATGGAAGCCGATGGTGCCAGGGTCCTGCGCTTCCGCAGTTGGCCGCCACTCGCCGGCCTCGAGCATCGTCGTCTTGTGATGCTCCTCGATCCGGCCGTCGCAGGATTCGCACGTGTAGTGAGCGGTTTCGGGCCTGCCCTTGTCCCAGCGCAGCCGCTCGAACTTGAGCCACTGCATCTCGCGGCAATGCGGGCACGGCACGAAGTACCGGCGCTGGTCTGATGCCGCGTATTCGCGCTCGATCCTCGACAGCCCATGAATGGTGGGCGTCGAACCGAGCAGGACCTTGGAGCGCCACGAGAATGTGCGCGTGCG